CCCACAGCTAGGGCGTGCTTGTTGTTATAGACCTTACCTAGTCTGATTTTAATGACTTATCTGTCGTCGCTCGCACATGTGCCTACCAAGATATGAAGTCAGGATTTACCTGACTAACCATCAAACTCATGCCAGTTGGGCTGGTTCCCGCTGCAAGTGTATTTGCAATCTGGAAGTGATTGTTCAGTCCAGACGTAGCGGGGGACACATCGAGTAGCACCTTTTGGATGTACTGAAGACCGTTCCACAAAGAGTATTCATGGCCTTCACCTCCCGTAGGTCCAAGTACGGCAACTTTGGAGACATTCCCTGAAGTCGCAATAGTCACGCCACTCACTGATCCAGTAGCAGCTACATCGACGTAATACGTCACCAATACAGTGCCGTAAAAGTTGTCGGGAAAGCTGCAAAACTGTCCTGTGAGAACGCAACCTAGCGAATTAGAGGGGTTGAGAACGAAGTCACCAAAAGGCAAGGCAGTGGTGACTCCCGTTACAGCCCTAAACATGTCCATGCGGACATTCTTGCCGAGCGCAGAGTACAACTTCGGTTTACCCAAAGTGACATCGTACTCGACATAAAGGTGACCAAGGAGTGTCCCCGCTGGAAAAGACACGGCATCAACATCGCTAGTTGCGAGTTGAAACGTCCCCAGATCATAGGTCTTAATATCCTGACCTACTGGTACGGAACCGGTTCTAATATACTCAACGGGGGCTGAAGAGTGCTTGGTATAATCACACTCAACCCCAAACAACGCCTCGTCACAAATGCGAGTTTCCAGAGTACCGACATATTCTGCCATTTCTCTGAAAGTCGCGAATTTAGGAGCTCCTGCGTTATAGTTACAACTCAGGAGGATACTTCCCATAGTTCCCGTTTGCGACGCCTGCGATATTACTGGTTTGTAATGGAAGATCAGATGATTTAGTGTGTATTCGTCATAGTTTGCCGCTATTTGCGACAACCATGCGAAGACCCCAGACAATCCAGGGTTAATTGCAAACGACGTGTTCTCAAATGAGGTCGAGGCCGGTGCAACTACACGCATAACATACTCTCTTCTTGAAACATTGACTCTACCAGTCTCATCACCTAGGGTGTTTGTCTCGTGTCTCCGATGGGCGTATTCGTTAAAGAGTGAATTGACAGCTACTTGCGAGCCATCAAGTCCATAGGAACCGCGTCCATAAGCCCCCCTACCGTAAGCGCCTGAACCAGATGCCAGGCCAGCTTTGATAGACTCCTTGACAATAGACCGGACCTCGCGACCCAATTTCTTGCCAACGTGAGCTTCTTTCGCACGTTCAACTACTTCCTTTTGCACGTTCCTCTTGATTCTTTTACCCATCTTCTTTAATTTCTTGTTTAACTTGTTAGTAATACAATAAGGGCTGATCATCATCCCCGTCGAGTTGACGGGTGCTCTAAGGGACAATGAACTAGAACATCCCTAAATAGGGTTTCGGCTTTAAAGACGCCACGCCTCCGCTGGGATAACCACCACACGACACATGCATTAAGGTGCCGATCTTGGATTTCGCGGATAGCGCTCCCTTTGTCGTATGCTTACCATCTTCCGTCACGGATGTGAGTTGGCATACGGGGAAACTCGGTTAGGCTTTTCACCTATCTGGTGTGCATGTGATACGGGAGGCTTCATAACGAATCCACTCATCCCGCCTTTAATCCCACTTCGCATAGTTCCAAGCGTCACTTGACTGCGCTCCACCCTACTGCTTTCGGTGTGAAACTAACTTGGTGCTAGGTGAGGGAATAGCATATGTGGTCTCCACTAACCACTTTCCGCATTTCCCATAGGGCCTTTAACCCCTTCCCGATAATTATCTCGGACCCATTTCCAGCTATCGTCATAGCTACTGGGCGATTTCTCCATGTTCGGCTTTTCAGTCGG